TCCATAATCAAATTGCGATTCACACGGAAACCTTGAAGTTCTAAGTGACCCATCGCAACCTTTGCTTTGGACTTCTTGATTTGACTCAGAGTTTCATCATAGTTCTCACTACAAATCCAAGGCACCATCAGTATATCCAGACCACCAACTTTTACCGTTTGTGGAGAACTATAGGTCCGAATGTTAGGATAGGTCTGAAGAAGCAGACTTGGAGAATTGACACTATTGGTGTTCTTATAGTAACAATCGTGATTACCCACAATCATATGAGCCTCATAATCCCGCAGAGGTTCAAATACAACTCTCTTCGCCCATTCCAGACTTTGATAGTCAATTGACTTGCGACTATCAAAAGCGTCACCCATATGAATAACTGCTTCTACCCCGTGTTCTTTCAGGGCAGGAAAAAATACATTCTTGTAGAAGAGTTCAAAGTGGTCGTGGAGATACTTTGAACCCTTTCTTGCTCCGTAATGGGTGTCCGTAATTATGGCGATTTTCATCGATTATTTCTGTATTGGATTGCGTCTTTGATACTATTATAGTCGCTACTGTGCCCAGAAAGCAAGCTGTCATCGACCATCATAACCTCATCAAACCCTGTGCGTTCGATAATCTTAGTCTTAATATCTAACTGCTTCTTTTCTTTTTGAATTCTTCTCAAAAATGCGTAGTGAATAATTTGAGTAAAATAAGCAAAAGGATTCTTTGATTTCTCTGGATCAAAATTATGAATGTATTGAACGCAATTTTCAATTCCGTCAGAAATCATATCCTCACGGAACATATAATTCACAAAGTTTGGTTTATATGATAAATGAGTCGCAATCTTTAGAAAACACTCTCCAAGATAATTTGGAATTGGTGGTTTTCCTTCCCAATGCTTTCCGCGATCTTCTTTGGTTGGTTTTCTATCATACTTTTGAAGAAAAGAATTTTCTACCTTAGAACGATAAACAACCATCGCTTCTAATAATTCTCTATTATTTACATAATGTTCGGTTTTCTTTTTTGACATACCATTGGACTCATCTATTATAATTTTTCTTTATTATAACATACTTTTCAAGGACTTGACAAGTTATAAAAATATGAGTAGAATCGCTTTGTTGCCTTTGAAGATAAGGATCTAGCCTTCTTTAAGACCTTTAAAGAGATTCTCAAGTTTCTTGCGAGCCTCTTCAACGGAAGAAATATATCCCATCTTTGGAGATGGTTTTACTTTCCCTGAAGGATTATATACATCTACTGAATCATCATCATTAATATAATTATTGTAAATATCAATCAATCTTTTATCTTTGGTTTCTGTCATTGTAATTACTTTATCAAGTTTAATCATAAAGAAATCATCATCCGACATTTCAATCCATGGTTTTACTTTTATGTGCATACCATGTTGATTATGAAATGCTTTCATTGTAACAGGATTTTGTAACACAATGATAGGGTCACCATCATTTTCATCAACCATCACCAAAGACAGTATCTCTTCTCCTGATATTAATTTTATGATTGCGTAAAACTCTTCTCCCATTAGTCCTTAAGCGGTATGTTTACAATTTCATAATTAAAGTTTTCTTCGTTATAAACTTTGATTCTTTCGATTAGATGGTTGAGAGTATAATTTTTTCTTGACTTATAGCTGATATCATCGGCAATGTCATATAGAGTTGCTTTTGTTTTATTATCCCCCTTTCTTAGGACTCTTCCGATTGATTGGAGGTTTCTGATTCTTGATTTACTAGGGGAAGCAAAGATAACATTATGTAGATTTCTGATGTTAATACCAGTAGAAAAAGTGCCGTAAGAAGCAACGATGATCGCATTATTTTCTTTTTCAGTAATCTCTCTGACTTTTTCTCGATCCTCAGTATCTACACCACCGTGAACAAAGAACACGTGGCGATCTTCAGCGATACTCTTATTTATGAGTTCGTATAAAGGTTGCCCGTGACCTTCAACACGGGCAAAGAGAATCAGAGTGTTTCCTTTTAGATCAAGAGCAAGGTTTTTAATAAACTTATTGCGTTTTTCGTGATTGATAATATACTGAACTTCATCTTCAAACGTTTCAAACTTATTCGGTGGATGTTTCAATAGAAGAATATTGATATCCAGTTTAGCAACGTGACCCTTTTGCATCAGTTCTTCTGTGCGAATAATTTTATAAGAAGGACCAAATAAACCTTCTAGAACCCACTTATGTGTCTGTGTGCCATCAAGTGTTCCCGTAAAACCATAACGATATTTTGCATCAGAAAGTTTTGTCATTATAGATACTAATGACTTTGATTTAAACTGGTGTGCTTCATCTCCAACGACCACATTAAATCTTGAGAAATATTGTCGGGGAAGTTTGTAGATGGACTGCCAGGTTGTGATAATTACCTGAGAGTCTGTTTCTCTTTCTTTCCCAGCATAAATCTTGTGGCAGTATGACCCCACATCAAACCCATAATCTTCAAAATCTTTATACATCTGCTCTACAAGGGATGTCGTTGGGACAACTACGAGAATATTTTGTCCTTTCTCAACGTAATATCTCACAATCGAATATATCATCAAAGACTTTCCAGAAGCAGTTGGAGATATCAACAACTTTCTATTATGTCTTAATGCGTCGTATACTCCCTCAATTTGGTAGTCGCGGGGAGCATACTTGCAGATAGAATTCATATAATCTTTTACACCTTCCTTTGAGATGTGCTCATTTACCTCAAAAGGAAGACCGTAATACTTATTGCTTCTAAACTCATAAGTGTATTCGTGTTGCTCACAGAATCTTATGAGTTTATCTAATAGACCAACGTATATTTCTTTTGTGTTAATATTGAACAGGTGAATGTAACCATCCCACCATTTATTCTTGTAGGCAGGTGCGAATTTAGCATTTGGAACTTCAAATTGAAATGCGTCTCTTAATTCGTAATAGACGTGTGGCTCTGCTTCAACTTGAAGATATACCTCATTCTTTTTTGAGATAATCAAATGGGACATTCATAAAATATCAGTTATAAGTATTTATTTCTGTTAATTAAACCCTGCTTGGAAACGGTGCCATTCCAGTGCGTTCTTTATTTGAAACGTCCTATTTGATATACACTTAATAATCTCTTCAAGAAACTTTAACATAATGTCATAGTATCTTATCTTTAGTTCTACCTTACTTAACTTCTCATCCCCATCCATATGCCTCTGCAGTGCCTCTTTGTCCCGAACTTTATAGGGAAAAGGTTCTTCTTCATAGACCTCTATAGGCGCCTTTCCAGTGTAGTAATTGTAGCGTTCTAGTTTGACGCGATTGTAAGTTTCTCTTGCCTTTTCGCGCAACAAAGTAATTGTATTATAGATTGTATAATACTTAGAATGAAGTTGAGGAATTTTTAAAGATTCGTCATGTAAATTATCAGGATCAATGACAGAATCTCTCTGCCACATCTCCTGAATTTCATCAAGGTTCATACCGATGTGTCAATATTGTAAATAGTATACTTGAAAGATACCTCTGCTGTAAAGTATTGAATGTCAGTTTGTGTGGAGTCAAATTCAAGAGAGGTTAATGAGACTGGAAATAAATCTTTAAATTTGACAATTGCATTCGTATTATAATTGCTATCCAAAATATAAAGACTCCCATCACTAAAAGATTTGAGGGGATCTTTAATATCATCATTATTTGTAATTAAATTTGCATATTGTTCGGTGGTTTCTGGAAATCCCAATCCAGTTAACCAGTTGTGAATGAGCATATAATTTACCATATCTTCATCCACCAAAAATCTTAAAGATAAGTCTCCATATTGAAGTTTTCCTCCTGGAACATCAATATCTTTGAGATATGTTGGTTGTTGTACCAATGATAAGGTAATTTCTGGAATTCTTGCAGAATTGCAGAAAAATGCTACTTGTGGATCTTTAGATAAAGTAAATCTAAACCCAACGGGTGACAAAAAATTTCTATTTTGTATTTGCTTAGCAAAAGCATTTGCCATAGTCTTTTATTTGTATTTAGATAAAAAAAGAGGGTCCGAAGACCCTCTTGATCGAGTTGTGAATTGGATCACATCAAGTTAGCAACCTTAACTCTTCTGTAGTATACGTTAGCGTTGGTATTCAGAATACCTTCACCAGCGGTAAGACCCTCAGCGAATGGGTTTGCAACCATTCCATAACGGGTCTTAAAGCCGATCTTAGGCTGGAAGGTGTTCTCGCCAACGGCACGTACCATCTGCAGAGGTACATATGGGCAATAGAACAGACCAGCATCGTATGGGCTAGAACCCTTATAACCGACAACATAGAACTGGTTAGCAGATACGTTTGCCGAATATGGGTCAATGTAGACGCGATACTTACCTTGGAGGACTCCAGCAAAGGTGTTGCCAGTGTCATCAACATTCAGGTTAGCGTTGAGTGCAGGGGTGTAATCGAGAACACCAGCCATTGCAAGTGCTGAAGCAACGTCAGCAGAGCAAAGGATAGTGTTGCCCTTCCCTCTACGAGTTTGCTGAGCAATCGCGTTAGCGTCGCGCTCGATCTGGAAGATCAGACCCTTGAACTTCTCAACTGACCAACGACCGTTGGAGTCAACGTCAAGGTCAAAAGTACCAGCGGTAGCGGTATTAACTTGAGCACCAGGCTTAGCAATCTTGTAGATCGTTCTGATAACTTCGCGGTTGATTTCAGCAAGAATCTCAGTTGAGAGAATGTTTGCTAATTCCGCTTCAGCATTCAGACCGTGGATTGCCTTGAGGTCCTGAGCAAGCTCAAGTGAGTACTCAGCTTTCAGAGCACGTGACTTTGCAGTTACGGTGACTTTCTCGATCGAGAATGCCATCTGGTTGAACTGATCAGATTCGCCAAGCGATTCTGCGTTGTCAGTTCTCATGCCCTGACCAACGTTATAGATATTGGCACCGGTAGCATTGTTTGCTTGGTTGGTTGGATCAAGTACTGATGGGTTAGTACCCTGCTGAGCAGTAGTACCCATACCAACAGCACCGTTTGTCCAACCTTCGGTCTGGTCGAACGATGCACTCTGACCAGAGAATGCCGAATCAACTTCGTTGTAGAAGGTCTCAGTTCCAGACTGGCTGGTGTAACGTGAACGCATTGCGAAGATGAGTCCAGTAGGACCGTTCATTGGTTGAACGCCACAAAGATCGTAAGCGATCAAGTTAGGCATCGAACGACGGATCAGTGAGATCAGTACGGGGTCGAAACCTTGCATAGCACCGGTGCTTGCAGCACTAAATCCAGTGCCAGTTCCTGTGCTGGTTCCTGTGCTATTGGTTGGAGACTCATAAAGGAATTCGCGCTCTTCGCGGAGAATTCTTTCTTGGTTTTCGAGCAGGATTGCGGTTACAGCTCTACGATGTGAATCTTTGATAGGATCAAGACCTTCGTAATCTAGGAGCGGGGACCACTTTTCCTGCAATTGCTCGGTATTGAACATTTGCATTGGATTTTACCTCTTTAGAAGTGTTAGTTTGATTTATGATTTAAAAATCACTTTTTAGAAACTCTTTGGAGAGTCTGAAGGTATGCACCCATTGTGCCACCTACTGATTGAAAATTCAAATCAGTTTCTTCAGACAGATTTTCACTAGTGTTTCTTTGAGCACCAGTATTTCTAGATGGGAAATAAGACTCCCTCAAGGTTACCAGTTTCTCACGATAGCTCTCTTCACCATCAAACTCAACATTTTCGGCAAGAGAAGCGAGTTTGTCCTTCTGAGAAAGTGCAAGACCTTCAGTGACTTCAGCAAAGATTACATCAGCAACCGACTCGGCTAATCTTCTATTCAGAGCAACATTTCTTTGAATTTGCTCGTTGAGTTTTTCTTCCATTTCATCAAGTTTATCTACCATACTCTCGATAACATCATATCTATCTTCAGGGATTGTTACATAATGATCTTCAAAAAGACTCTTCATTCCTGCAAGGAATGATTCGGTCATTTCAGTCTTAAGACCGTGCTCAACTGCAAGTGCATTCTCTTGAATCCACTCGTCGGCGACATACTCAAGGTAAGCATCAACTCTATCAGTTAAGTTTTCCTTGATTGCTTCAATTTCTTCTACAAGTGCTTGCTCGTAAGAAGCTTGAAGTGACTCTTTGATTTCAGCAACTCTAGTTTTGATTGCTGCTTCAAAAATTGTTTTTGCTTTTTCTTGGAACTCTTCAGAGAGTTCTTCACCAGCAAGGAGAGCATTGACATCTTCTTCAATGTCAAACTCTTCTTCCATTTTCTTTTTACCTTTCTTGTGACCTTTTTTGTGGCTCTTCTTTTTGCCACCTTCCTCTTCTTCTTCCTCTTCTTCTTCCTCTTCTTCTTCTTCTTCTTCTT